TCATCAAACAATGACGGAGGTGAATAACGGCAACTATGCATTCGGTATAGCAGCAATACAAACAAACCTAAGCATAACGGATAATATTGTTTATGGATTCAGGTATGCCAGGGGATTTTTTATCTCTGATTTAGGTGGACAATTTGGAGGAGGAATTACAAAGACTAATGTTGTCATTGCAAACAACAAAATAAATATCCCCTTAAATGCGGATTACTTTGCGATAGCACAAACTAATATCAATGGGATTACCTTTACTGGCAACGAATACTACGGGGACAAGTCATCGTCAGCCTTATTTAAAGTAGGCACTACAGATTACTCCATGGCCTCATGGCAGACGCTATCAGGTGATACATCCACCATCACCAACAGCACCTTCCCAGACCCCACACGCTCCATTGAAACCTACATGGCATCAATAGGCGAAACAGCCACTCTTGAAGCCTTTTATGCCAAATGTAGGGCACAAGACCGCTATAACTGGGACACCAAATACACCGCAGAAACGGTCAATAGTTACATCAAAGCAGGGTTCGGCATGGGTGAGTATGTACCACCACCATCAGGAGGAGGAACAGCGCACCGCACAAACGGGCTAGGGAATCTGATATTTGGCACAGGGACATTGTATTAACTCCCGCCACAGGTGGGGATGGTTATTTAATAATTTTTGATTGATGAAGGAGTAGATGATATGCCAGATGTAACTTTGATAAATACAGCAGGTGCTGTAGTCTTTGGTGATGTAATGCATTTTGTAGATGAAGGGAAGACTATAGTCATGGAGTCTTCTGGTCTCACAGGTGTAGAGGAAGTAGTTGTTTATAATTCAGAAGGTGAGCCTGACTATGAAAAGGATGAGCCAATTAAGTTCACTGCAACTCATAAAAATATTATAGTGAATGGGGCTAAGAGATTTGGTCTTGTGAAGAGTGCTACTAGTGGAGTTGTTAAAGTTAAGATATCCAGAAGGGTATAATGTCTATAGATAATTTAGATAAAGATGAACTAAATGAAGTCCTTGCTAAGTGTATAGTAGATATTAAATACACTTGTAAGGTGATATTTCCTGATATCTTCTATGCTCCATTTTCTATCCTACATCAGCAAATATTTGATCTCATCAATGAAGTGTTTGGAGCTTTAGAAAGTGGAAAGAAGAAGATTGCTATAGCTGCCCCTCGTGGTATAGGGAAAACTTCCATTGCCAGGGCTATTGTAATGAGGAGTATTTTATTCAGATTACAGAAATTCGTTGTATATTTAAGTAATAGTGCTACATCTGCAGAAATGCAGACAGAGAATATTAAGCGTGATCTTATATCTAATAGGCAAGTCAGAAACTTGTTTGGCAATATTAAGAATGCTATTAATAGAGATGATGTTATAGATGAATCATTCTCTAAGGCCTCATGGACTGCCTATGGTGAGATGTTTGTGTTACCTCGTGGTGCAGGTCAGCAGGTGAGGGGATTAAATTGGAGTAATCATCGTCCAGAGCTTGTTATTATAGATGATTTAGAAGATAAGAATGAAATCAAGAGTGAGGATAATAGAAAGAAATTAAAAGAGTGGTTCTGGTCAGATCTTATGAAGACTGAGGACAGGTATTCTAGTGGATGTATTTTCATCTATATAGATACTATTAAACATGAAGACTCTCTTTTAGTAGATTTAATGGAATCTCCTGAGTGGCACTCAGTACAGTTGGCCATATGTGATGATAACTATAAATCATTTGATACTAATTATATGACAGACCTTGAGATCAAGGCAGAGGTTGATGAACATAGGAGACTGGGAACCTTAGACTCCTTTTATATGGAGAGGATGAACATTCCTATTGCTAAAGAAGATGCAGTATTTAAGCAGGAGTATTTTAGATATTTTGACGATATGGGAGATGGGATTCAGCCTGTTACGTTGAGTGGAGTAAAAGATGGTGAGATGATTAGAAATAGGAATCTTCTCCATATTACCATAGTTGATCCAGCCAAAACTGTTAAGATTCAAAGTGCAGATACTGCTATTATTACCATAGCTATTGATAGAGCAAGTAGGAGAATATTTCTTAGGGCTTTATTCAGTGATAAGGTCTATCCTGATGGATTGTATGATGAGATGTTTAGACAAGTTAAACAGTACTCTTCGTTTATCTTAGGATACGAAGTAACAGGATTGAATGAGTTTATCATACAGCCAGTAGAGAATGAGTGCAGAGTGAGAGGGATTCATCCCCTCTTAATGGAACTCCCAGCTAGGGGGAAGAAGGAAGATAGAGTAGCATCTTTAGCACCACTTTATAAGTTAGGTTATGTATATCATAATAGGTTTAATTGTAATAAGTTGGAGGGTCAACTTCTTGGATTCCCCAGATCTAAATTGTGGGACTTAATGGATGCTGCAGGGTATGTGAATTACATAATGGATAAGCATGCTGTGTACTTCGATCCCTCAGATGAGGAGGCAGAATCACAAGAGAAAGAAGATGAAGATGACTATGCTTCATTGAGTGATGACCCTATGATGAGTGAAGATGAGATGGGATTTCCTTTATAGGTGGGTAGAAGAGGCGTTTTGCTATATAACATAATGGTACATAGGAGGTTGTAAAATGGCTAAGGATAATGGAGAAGGAACCACTGCTTACAGATTATTGAGGGATCTTCATGGAGAGCCATCTTCTGAGATTCAAAAAAGTGCTGGAAGGGCTTTAGTTAAAGATAGATTGGCTAATGATGGTACTAATTATCCTAAAGTTAAAGATCCAGTAAGGCGTGCTAAGATGGATGATGTACTATTAGATAGAAGTATTAGAGATATTAAGACTGCTATAAGTATCGAGAAACTTCCTAAGAAGTAAGGAATAAATATGCCAGCTATAATTACAGGTAATAGTTCTAAAAATAAAATGTCTTGGGGACAAAAGAATAGTTATGACTATACCTATCCTGAAGGCCTTGACTTAAGGCCTGGATCCACTCTGCATTCTAAAATCAGGGATGAAGTTCTTGAGAGAGCTCAAGCCAGTGCTAATACCATGTCTGCTAGGCATAGTACTTGGAATGATATAGACCATACTCTGACTGCATATATATCGACAGATGATAAGGAACGTCTGGAGAAAGATAGTGATAGTAGAAAGCCAATTAGTATAGTCTTCCCATATTCATACACAGTACTTGAGACATTACTATCATATTATGTAGCCGCATTCCTGCAGGATCCTATCTTCAGATACGAAGGCGTAGGTCCAAATGATGTAGTGGGGGCTATCTTACTAGAGAAGTTAATATCACTTCAGTGTACTAAGAATAAGGTGGGATTGAATCTTCACACTCAGGCTAGAGACGCCTTTGCTTATGGGTTTGGAGTAACCACTCCTACATGGGTTAAGGAGACTGGTACTGTTACTACCATGTTGAATCAGGGGGGGATTCTTGGATTTGGTGGTAGGAAGGTTCCAGTAACTAAGGATGTTACTGTCTTCGAGGGAAACGCTCTTGAGAATGTAGACCCATATCTATACTTACCAGATGTTAATGTTCCTATCCATTCACCTCAGGCAGGGGAGTATGTGGGATGGGTGTCTCCAACTAATTTGATGAACCAGTTATCTAAAGAGAATTTAGACAAAGATTCCTTCAATGGTAAGTATATGAAGGAGCTTATTGGGAAGAGGACTTGTATATTTCACAGTGACAATTCAGGACGTGGGACAAAAAGTGGGATTACTTCTAGGAATAACACTTCAGATAATGTCACTAATTCTATGGACATTATTAAGATGTTCATTAAACTCATTCCTAAAGATTGGAAGTTAGGTGAGAGTGAGTATCCTGAGCTGTGGTACTTTGAAGTGGGGGGTGATGAGGTAGTATTGGCAGCAAGACCTGCTAATCTAATCCATAATAGATTCCCAGTGAGTGTTATAGCCCCAGATTATGACGGCTACTCTATGTCTCCTGTGTCTAGGATTGAAATTCTCCATGGGATGCAGGGAGTTTTGGACTTCATGTTTAATAGTCATGTAGCTAATGTGAGGAAGGCTATACATGATATGATCATCTACGATCCATATCAAGTTAATTCTAATGACCTTAAGAACCCTTCTGAGGGAAAACTAATCAGGTTACGTCGCCCTGCTTGGGGACGTGGAGTTAAGGACGTAGCAGCTCAATTGAATGTTAGTGATGTTACTCGAGGTAATGTGGCTGACTCTACTTGGATCGTCCAGTGGATGGATAGAATTAGTGGTGCTGATGCATCTATGCAGGGGAGTTTGAGGCAGGGAGGCCCTGATCGTCTAACCTCTGCTGAGTTCCAAGGAACTATGGGTGGAGGCATTAACCGCTTAGAAAGGATTGCCAAAGTAGTTGGCATGCAAGGGATGCAGGATATAGGAACTTTCTTCGGCTACCATAATAAGCAGATGATGGAAGTAGAGTCTTATATTAAGTTAAGTGGTGAGTGGCAAGATGTTCTGATGAAAGAATATGGTGGGACTATGGATAGGGGAAGGATTAAAGTCAGCCCTGCAGATCTTGACATAAACTATGATGTTATTGTCAGAGATGGCTCCGTACCAGGAGGGAACTATTCTTCTAGTTGGCTTCAGCTATTTCAAATATTAGCAGGTAATCAAGAACTAGCACAGAATTTTGATGTGGTTAGAATCTTTACTCACATTGCTAGAAACCTTGGAGCTAAGGATGTTAACTCCTTTGTTAGAAGAGGTGGTGACATACAGCCTAAGCAAATGCCTAATGAAGCTGTGGCTGCACAAGTTCAGCAAGGTAATTTAGTCCCATTTAATCAGGGAGCTTAACATGACTATTTTGAAACAAGAAGAACTTCTAAATACTATTCTTGCTCCTTGTAGAGACTACGTACCAAAGGCGTCTCCTGTACAGTTTGAAGAGTTTATGAAAACAGTAATGTATAATGACTTTCTTGAGGAGATTAAGATTAGAATAGAAGAGATGAGGGACTTTTATGAAACTTGTCCTAAAGATAAATACTTAGAAACCAAAGGAGCTTTGGCATTACTTAGGGTGATAGGTGGGATATTCACAGATTTACAACACAATGCAGAAAGTGCATTAGAACCTAAAAAGGATGGAGAATAGCATGGAAGATGAGAATACTTCAACTACTGATACGACAGAGGTCCCTGTCAGTATGGAAGAGGCATTTGATAACTTCACAAGTGAAAGTGATATTGTAACTGAACTTGAAGTTAATGAAGAGGATGATAGTGTAGGTGAAGGTAATAAAGGGGAGGTAAAAGAAGAAGGTTCTGCAGATAGTGCTACTGATGAAGGGAAGACTCTTGAGGGAGAAGCGCCTACTGAGGAAGTTGCTATAGTGCAGGAGAGTGGAGATGTTAGTGAGATAGGAACACTTAAGGGACAAATAGAAGCTCTCACCCAGTTGGTGAATACTCTATCTGCGCCAAAAAGTGTAGAGGCCCCCATAGTTCCAAATGTCAATCTTAAGGATTTAGTAGATAATACTGACTTTGATGAGATTATGGAGAGTAAGGAGAAGTTCATGGAATTTATTTCCAAGGCCCTCCTTAGTGCCAGTACAGCAACTGTGAATCATATCCAGGGAGTTGTGCCTAGCATCTTAAACCAACAGCAGAGTATGGCAGAAGTCAGAAAGCAATTCTATGACTCCTACCCTGAACTGCTACCTGTTAGTAAGTTTGTAGGAAATGTGGCTAACGATATTGCTGAGAAGAATCCAGATTGGAGTGTAGCTCAGGTTTTGCAAGAATCTGCCAAAGTGTCTAAGAAGGCACTTAATATTCCTGATAGTGTTAAACCTACTGGTGAGAAAGCTAGACCGACTCTTCCAGGTGGTAGTAATGCTTCAAGAGGTGGAGAGATTAAGAAATCTGCATTACAAGCTCAGCTTGATGATTTTGCATCTGATTAATATAGGAGAATATCATGAGTGGTGAAGGGAAGTTTATAGATGAACTTATGCAAGGTACTGTGAAATCAGACAGTACTAGTGTTATTTTGAAAGACCATTTAGGTAAGTATCTTCTTGCTACTGGAACTACTGTTCCTGCAAATGCTGGAACTGTCTATGCTAAGGGATGTCTTTTTATAGATACTGATGTAGCAAGTGGAACTTCAGGTCTTTATGTTAATGTAGGAACTAATAAATCTTGTGTGTTTAAACTTGTAACTAATGCTGCTTAATTGTAAAAGATAAAGGAGAATATTATGCCGTTTTTAGGAATGCGTGGAACAGGTGATTGGGTAACAGATCAACGTCCAAAGAGTTGGAGAGAAATGATTCTCTATCGTTACCCAAATGGGGATGCTCCTCTTACTGCTATCTTGAGTAAGATGGGAAGTGAGAAAGTGGATGATCCTGAATTTAACTGGTGGACTAAGGGACTGCCTACTCAGCGTGCCACTGTGACTGGTGTTTATACTGAGTCTGGATTAAGCACTGCTTATACTACTGGTGGGGTTGCTGGGGATACTTTATTTATTAAGATGAGTGCTGCTGATGTAGCTTACTTTAGAGCAGGTCATCAGGTGCTTCTTCGTGATGCTTCTGATCTTACTGTAGATGTTAATGCAAAGGTCACTTCACGAGTAGTTAATGGTGCATCTTCTTATATTGCCTGTCTTTTGTTAGAGGCAGATAATAATTCATCTACTCATGACTTGAGTGATTGTGATGCGGCCCTGATTATTGGTAACATTAATGCTGAAGGTGCTGCTATGCCTGATGCTATTAGTTATGACCCTACCAAGTGGTACAATTACACTCAGATTTTCCGTACTCCTCTTGAAATGACTAGGACTGCCATGAAGACTCGGCTCAGAACTGGTGAGCAGTATAAAGAGGCTAAGAGGGAATGTCTTGAGATGCACTCCATTGAGATGGAAAAGGCTATGCTGTTCGGTGTACCTTCAGAGCGTACTGGTGACAATGGTAAGCCTGAGCGTACAACTCTTGGCCTGATCCCTGCCATTAAAGGCGGGTATAATGGAGTTACTACTGGAGGTCTGGTTAAGGATTTCTCTCTTGACAGTGACTTCTCTGCTGACACATGGCTTGCATCTGGCGAGGAATGGCTTGATGCTCAGCTTGAACAGATATTCCGTTTTGGATCTGGTGATAAGCTGGCATTTGCAGGTTCAGGAGCCCTCTTGGGAATTAATAAGTTGATTAAGAATGGAGGGAATTTTGACTACACTTCTGAAACAACTTCTTATGGAATCAAAGTTACTAGATGGGTTACTGCATTTGGTGTGATTAATCTTATTAGACACCCATTGTTCTCATATGAGGTTACTACTAGGAATTCTCTTGTGGTATTTGAGCCTAAGGATTTGAAATTCCGGTTTATAGATGATACTTTCTATAAAGAAGATCCTAATATGAAGAAAGGTGGATGGACTAATAGAGATGGTATTAAAGAGGAGTTCCTTACTGAGGGCGGATTAGAGTATCATCATCCTGATGGATGGGGCTACTTGAATGGTATTGGAGTTAATAACTCTCTGTAAGAATGTAAGAGTAGTGGGTGGGGTCATAGGGGCCCCATCCATTCCTATGTACCATAATGTCATATAGGGATTGTCATCATGGCTAAAAGATTTACAGTTAAAAATGGTATAATATATGATGGAGGAGTTGAGATATCCATAGATGGGTTGAAGAATTTTATAGATAGACAAGAGGCTACTATAGCTAAGAATTCTAAAACTTCACCAGAACTTAAATTTGCGTCAGATATTGCTAACAATGCTATATTACCAGATTTAACTCATGCCAAAGATATATATCATAAGATTAGTGGTCAACCTACTAAGAAAGATTTAGATACCATGATGGAGGATTAGGTGAATCTACTTGGAATAAGAACACAGTTTATTACTATCTCTGGTAGATATGATCTTGTATCTAATGTAACTACCTTTGCAGATAATGGAGCTAATTTCTATATCAACATGGCTCAAAGGTCTTTAGAGAGAAGGATAGGAGTTGGTGGTACAGTTGGGAAGGTATTCCTTGATATTACAGCAGGGACGTATAAGATTAAGTTTAAGGATTGTAGAGCTATTCAAGCAGTATGGGTTATGAATTCTGAGAGTAGAATTCCAGTGGAGATTTTGGATACTAATAAACTTAAGGCTATGCATCAGAAGTTTACAGATAATATGTATACTTCACCATTAAGTAGTATGACTCCTAGTAGGCCATCTTTCTGTTATCCTACTAATTTCAGACGTTCTCCTGATAACACTACTCCATTAACTGATTCTGCCACTTTGCAAAGTTATATTGATACTATCTCTCCGTACGATCCTTCTTACACTGGGATTATATTACTACCTCCTGCTGACGGAGATTATGGTGTTGAGATTAATGGGCTATTCTATAATCATAAATTATCAGGTGATACAGAAGAAAACTTCTGGACAGTTGAGCATCCAGACCTATTAATCATGGCAGCTCTTAGGCATCTTGAAATTATGTACAGAGGTTCTAAGAGTGCTACTTCGTGGGATGCTCTTATTGAAGCTGAACTTGTTAATCTTGAGAAAGATTCCATAGAGCAGGATGTTTCTCAAATAGATCAGATGAATGGGTGATACTATGTTGAATATAGAAGAGCGTGAAAGTATTATTAATGAGACCATAGAGAGAGTGTATAAGGCTATTCCTGATATTATATCTAACCTTCTTACTACACAATCCCACGTGTTTGAGTTGAAGAGGCAGTTTATGGAGGATAATCCATCCTTTAAGAATCATGCTGAGATTGTTAGACAGGTGGTAGGTAAGGTTGAGGGTGAGAATCTTAATGCATCATTTAAGAGAGTACTGGAACTTTCTGTTCCTATTATTAAAAAACAGATTGAACTTAAGGATACATTAGATATGGGGTCTGTTTCTAAGTCCAAGTTAGATCTAACCTTCACTGATAATGGCATATTATGAGAGTATTACCTAATGGCCAATTCACATTAACCCTTCCAGGAGATGTGATAAATAAGGGATTGAGACCTTCCAGTAATAATCCTAGGAATAATCCACTACTCACGGTGTGTGAAGGTGGGATTGGTTACGAGGGAGTGTTATCTACACATAATATAAGTGCTTCTGCATTAATGGCAGACCCTCTAATTGATCTTGCAGATTTTCCATTTCCACAGATATTCGCTCATAAGCAGTATTTGATAGTATGTAATAGATTAGAGATTCTTGAACTAACTAGTGGGTCTCTGGTGAGTAAGATAGTTGTAACCCAGAGTGATGGACTTTGGACTTGTGTTGATTACTATAATTTCTTATACTTCTCTAATGGCAAGGTAAGTGTTACTAGAAATCCTTCTAATGGAACTTATTCACTAAGTACTACACTACCCATTTGTAAGACCCTTTGTGACTATAATGGGCAAGTATTTGCTGGAAACATTCAGGTGTAGTTATGGGATGGAAAGAAGATGCTAAGGGAAGTAGTTGGAACTTTAATAAGGATTCCTCATGGAATGTTCCTATTGATAATTTTAAGATCAAAGTTGAAGGTAATAAGATTCAGTACAATGAGGGAACTTGGATTTCATCTGCTGATGATCCTCACTTTGATTATCCACTAAGTGGGCCTCCAATAACAGATGATCACATTCCATGCGGATATTGGCATAGAGATTATGCTCCTATGGTTTATGAGATAGTTACTTCTGAACTATATCCGTATGAGTTATATGATAGTATGTTTACCGGTGAGGGAGAATTAATAGGAGGAGAGTTTAGATCTATTGTACTTTTATATATATATCCAGTAGAAAATATTAACACTTTAGAAGCTAATATAATAGGTGGGGTTTTTAAAAGTACATTATTATCTTATACAATACTTCCTGAGAATATCAACACTTATGAAGGGGCTATATCTGGGGGTAATTTTAGACAAGTCTTAAAATCTTATATTGTGCCCCCAGAAAGCATTAATACTTTAGACGCTTCTATACTGTCTGGAGTATTTAGAGATATCTTAATATCTTATGAAAATTGGCCTGCTGAAAATATCAATACAAATGAAGGATCTATTATAGGGGGTAATTTTGCAAGTACATAGTAGAGTAGCTGGGTTTTATAAGATAGAAAGAGTTATTAATGCTGGGAGTGCTTTGGAGTATAAAGAGCTCTTAGTGGACTGGTTCTCTAATTTGATATTAGATATTGGATTAGACAGACTTAGAGAAGACTACTTTAATGACTATTGTCTGGTAGGAAGCGGTAACACTGCCCCGGCTGTTAATAACTTAAGTATGCAAAGTTTTCTAGGAATGTCTGGGCTGGCAATATCAAATTATGTTGGAAACTCAGGAAGCCCTGACTACTATAAGTACGCAGTATTAGTTTATAGATTCAATGCAGGAGTAGCTACTGGTAATATTTCTGAAGTAGGCATAGGATGGGGTTCAGCATCTGGACAGCTATTTTCTAGGGCCTTAGTTCTAGATGATAATGGAGACCCTACTACTATAACTAAATTATCTGATGAGGTCTTAGATGTTACTTATCAATTAAGGCTATACCCAAAACTTACAGATGTAGCAGGAAGTTTTACATTTACTGGGAATAAGGGAGGATCTTATACTTATAATAGCAGAGCTGGGCAAGTTAGTACTCCGATGTTTATGAATAACCAAAAAATCAGGCCCCTATTTAGCATTAATAACCATTTAATTGCATATACTGGAAATATTTCAGATGTTACAGGAGTTCCTAGCGGAGATATTGGCTCTGTTAATAATATTTCTTTAGGATATACCCCCGGATCTTTTGTACATAACGTTAGAGCAACTTTTTCAATTTCTCAAGTTAATAATGCTCTAGGAATAAAGTCACTATACTTAGTGTGCGAGCCTAGTTATCCACAATTTACGTGGCAATTTCAGTTAAATACCCCCATTATGAAAACTTCTAGTGATAGTTTAAGTATAGATTTAAGTTATTCTTGGAGTAGATAATGTTACCTGATGATAGACTTTCTACATTTCCCGTACCTGGG